GGATAAACAACTACCTACATCAGACGTTAATGCATTGATATGTTTACTTCTTTCCAACGCTTAAGCGTAATATGCCAAGGGGAAAAGGGAGGTGGGCTACGAGTCGCTCCGCTCCTGGCCGGCCGTGTGGGGATACCTCCTGCCCTGCCTCACGGAGCCGCCACATTTCCTTTTGGTGTCAATAAGTGTAGACCTTGAAAAGACATTTCCTCAAACAGTATACTAGATAAGGGATTCTCTTTAAGGGATATTCTAGTTGAGTAAAAATTTGGTCAAAGAGGTTGTTTGGTCAAAGACAAAATTATATATTCGCGATACGGTCGGTTGGATGAGTTGGTTTAGTCGGTGGTCTGCAAAACCATACACCTCGGTTCGAATCCGGGACTGACCTCATATTTGCAATTCTTTTCTGGGGTGATAACCAATAGGTGTATAAGGCGCCTTGTACACCTGTTATTTTATCAATCCTAATCTTTTCAATAATACGAACAATACAACTAGTATACCTAAGATCGACATAAAGATGATAGCCATCGGCCACCTTGATTCCTCCTTATCGTCTATATCCTTATGCTTGATGTCTGTCTTCTTATCAATATCCTCAATACCGGTGATCGTCTTATCAACGCCAAGGGAATCGGTCGTCACCGTGCTATCCCGCCGGCCGATGACGATATGGGCGTCAGTCACGGACGATACCGGTCGCTCCCCCGTGGCAGGATCAACATCCTTGCCCGTATCGAATTTCCTCTCAGTTATAACGATATCAGCATTAAGATCAGATGTCTTGATCTCTACGATCCTCCGATCCATGACCTCATCTATCATCGTCTCTATCCTGCTTATTAGCCGGCTATCAATAGACGTGTCGCTAACCTGCCTCCTACTTCCGCAAGAGGACAGGAATAGCGACAGACCTAAACAAAAAACAGCCCTAAGACTTATCCTTAACCTCATCATCCGCAATTTTCTTTATATCGTCAAACGTCTCATCAGGTATGTTTTTAGAGAAGCCAAATATCTTGAATACGTTTATCCTATTGAATACAGCCTTGAACACCTTAACCAGATAAGCGTCAGCAAAAGCATCCCCTATCGTATCCAGGAAAAGCATAACATATCCAACAAGAGCTATATACACCCCATATTTGGTTACGGTAAGTATCATGCTAGCCTCCTCCTCGATCGGGTATAACGTCTTATATATAACACATAATGTCATTACTATAAAACAGGACAAAGCGAACTCCTTAAGAATATCAGTAAACCTGACCTCCCTAAACCATCTCTTGAAACTAAACCTTCTTCTACGACTCCTTCGGAGCTTCCAGCCCCTTATGCTTTGCGCTAACCTAGCTAAAAAATTAGCTATTAATACTATAAGTAATACAATTAATAGATGGTGTACCGGCTGGAAATAAGCCCAACAAGAGGCACCATACGCAAGCGCAATATTCCACAAAGCCCCTACTCGCTCTATCATGTCTTTGTCTTTCATTTTATACCCTACTCGCAAAGTTAACCACTATACCATTAAGTCCCTAAAACACCACAGCATGTATACCGTTCCTAGTATCAAGGCTATCAAAATGCAACCAACCCACCTTCCCTTCAAGCCGGAAAGGATATGGTAACATATCTTGATGATCCAAGATCAAGCCTCTAGCCTGTTCCGCCGTCATCGACTTAACGTCGAAATCACCAGCCTTACCCAGCACATGAGCGGATAGATAAACGTCCTTCTTATCCTTAACGATCTGGCATAGGTTACATCTAAGACCACGTTGGGAAAACTGCCCTTGCTTATCCCAGTTATTACAATACATAGGCTGTTTGATTATATCCCTACGCAATACAAGAAGATTATGGAGAAAAGCGGTATCGAGAAACTGCCACGACCGGTCCTTCCACTTATTGTATGTATGAGGACACACCAATTCTACTATGACAAAATACGAACCTAGTTCTTTTATTATATTATTTCTATTCATTTCAAGCCGGTTTTATCGTCCATCTCTGGGCGTAATTATTTTTTAATACATATATCTTCTCCATAGGTGTAGCGGGAGACCCGTTGGACGAGCCTTTCACGAATCCCTCGGGGGCCTGCTCCGTGCCGGAAGGACGCTGATTCTCGTCAGGATATAGACTACTATACATAAGAACCGCAAGTCCATAAAACTGATTTCTTTCCCCATCTTTGGCCACGGATGCCATGGTAATCTGATCCCATCCTACAACAAGGTCGTAGAAGGAGTTTACGAAATCATCTGATCTTTTTTGGCTATGAGTGGATGCATTCACGTCAAACCATGTAATAGACCTCATCTCATAAATATAATCCGGAAGTTTATCCATATTAAGGCTATTGCTACTAAAAGCCGAAAACCCCGTGATATATTCCAGCCCCCTTCCAGACATATTATCATCATTCCACCCTGTCCTTCTCTCGGAAGCCATCCAGTCTTCAAGAAAACTAAAAGTGGTGATTGTAGGATTTATTTTATCGACCTCAAATGATGGGACCGTATTCAAGTCAAAATAATTCCACATATCGGTAGGACCTGGAGATATTTTCAATTCTCTTAATTCTGGGAGATCATTAAATTCCTTTATATACCTATCCAAATAACATGAACTTAAATTGAGAGTATTAAGTTTTTTCATGTTCTTTATATTCCTTATCCCGCTAGATTCTATATCCCTAAGATCAAGCATATTAAACATATTTAAATAATATACATCTGTCTTACTGGTTATAGCCTCAGGAATTACGGTCATTCTTTGCCCTATATTTTGAAGATCGATATAAATTAACTTTTTGGATCTTGACAACTTGTCTACAGGTATACCGTCATTAACATACAGCGTATGGGATACGATCAAAAACTCAAGTCCTGGTATATCCACAATCGGGAAAGATGTCATCTTGCAAACTTGGATATTGGCATAATAAATATCACAAGTAAAATCTATCGACACAGCCCGTTGTACGTCCCTCCTCCCATCAGCGTAAGCATGATTATCTATAGGTACGTATTGCGATCCATCCTCCTTCCTGAACCACCACGTAGTATTGGGATTTTTCCTATGTTTTATTGCCAAAGAACGGAATATAATACAATAACCATCCCCCCCTTGAACCTTGGTCATAGGAAACTGTTCCTTTATTCCATCCCCCCAATCCACATTAGCCATACCGGGCTTTCTGGATCTAAACTCAACATACGTATTAAAAGGATTATCAACGACAGGATCGGGTACATAATTATAATCATCGGTATAATAATTTCTAAGTGCCCTATCCCATGTGGTGAACCACACGAACTTGTTGGATGATGCCTCATATTTATATAATGTCTTAGCCATGGCTCTCTACCTCCCTTCTCTCATTTTCAATATAATCAATAGCTATATTAATATCAAGTCCATTATCGGACATGATATCCATCAAATCATCCTCACCATAAGCCACATACTTTAAGGCATTATCATCACACAATACATCACCATGACCTATAATAACATCCTTACCTGAAACGACTACTATATATGGGTCATGCATGTATCTACGAAACGACATGAAAGAAGCCGTATCCTCCGGTTTTACAATCCATGTTTGATTATAATTATTGGTAAGCACATATATCTTCTCCATAGGCGTTTGAGGATCTCCATTAGATATGCCCTTGACAAATCCGGATGGAGCTTGAAATATACCAGAAGGCCTATAATGATAACTCTTATAGGACGAAAGATAGATATCTACCCTTAATCCATAGAATTGATTTCTTTTACCATCAGAAGCATTACCGGACATAGTAATACTATCCCATCCTATGATATACTCATAAAAATTATTTACGAATAGATCAGTACGAGCCAATGATCTTAACGCTAAATACCCGTAAACACCTGTCATAGCCCTCATCTCCCTAATATATTCAGGTATTTTATTAAGATCTATATCATAACTATCATCGAAATACATCAGATTGATATTTTCCAATCCCTTACCAAGCATATATGGATGCCAATCCTTTTGATCACCATAACAATACCAACTGCCAAGATGCGAAAACTTAGTCAACGTGGGATTTATCTTATCTATCTCATCCATAGATATCATGGTATCAGGATCATATCCATCTTGCCTATTCCCAGAATTGATAATAAGTGTATTAAGATTCTTGAAGTTAAGCCATTCTCTTGGATATACTTTAGTTAATGATCCGGCTAGATCAAGATAAGATAAATTAGGGAATATCTCCGGTAATTTTCTTATATTGGAATTATCCGTATCCCTGAAATCACATGATCCCCCTAAAACTAAAGTACGTAACTTGGATAAAGATCTCCATTCCTCAGGAATAGATTTAATCATATGGTTACCTTCTCTTATGTAAATAGAATTTATGTTTACTGATCTCTTTATCCTATCAATCGGTATATTACCAGCTCCATTCCCTATTCCAGAAAGAGATATATTACTAAGATCTGGAATGTCCAATATAGGAAATGATCTCATCCTTAAAGTTTCGGATACAACACTATAAACATCATTAGAGAACGAGAATGATACCACATGATCCCCTACAAATCCATAATCATGATTAGGGATAGGGATATATTGACTGCCATCTTCCTTCCTGAACCACCATGTGGTAGAGTCAGGATTCTTCCTCCATTCAATATCCAGAGATCTAAATATTAAACTATATATAGATGATCCCCTTCGTTTGACAAAAGGATATTGCTCCTTTGTCCCATCGCCATAATCCACATAGCAGAATCCAGGGCTATATGATCTAAACTCTATATTCGAGTTATATTGTGATCCTTGAGTTGGATCGGGTACGCTTGATACCTTATCTCCATAATAATAACTACTTAGAGCGTATCTACCTCTCTGAGGGAACATGGTAAAAGTTCCGTTATTCGTATCCTTGCATATCAGCCTCATACCTCTCCCTCCTCTATTCTCCTGAAATACTCGACAACCGGCGAGCTGTCCAATCCTAGATCGTTACAGATATCTATGGCCTCGTATTTGTCGGCGAAATTATACTTACTCATATTATCATCCAATACATCTCCGCTGAACACGGATACATGGCCGTCCTTTACGCCAAGGACGAACGGGGTAATCCTAGCCTTCCCAGCCCGCCTTGCTCTCGTAAGGGAGGCCTTAGAAGCTGGGGCAGGGGCCAAGACCCATGTCTGCCCGTAGTTATTGGTAAGCACATACACCTTCTCCATAGGCGTCGTAGGATTACCGTTGCTAACACCCTTAACAAACCCCTCAGGGGCTTGATAAACGCCAGATGGTCTCTTATTAGTAGGAGTTGCGGCAGTATATAAATCTAAGGTAAGTTTATAAAACTGATTCCTGTTACCGTCAGAAGCCGTCTGTGACATCGTTATATAATCCCAGGACATCATCTTATCATAAAACGTGTTAACGAACGTATCAGCCCTCTCCTGCGTATTTATAAATCTACCATCATACAAAGTCCATATCCTAAATTCCCTTACCTCATACAACCAATCCGGAAGATCATCTACCGACACCGTGCCTGAATTCCAATACGTGCCCTGAATCTTATTCAACTTACCTCCTACCAGATCTTGTTTCCATGAGCTACCACCACCCATAAAAGTAACGCCTGTCTTATCATCTCCAACCTTATCCACCTCATCAAATACAGGTATATTATTCCTATCGCTTATAATACTTATATTCACAGCCGGAATAGAATTAAAGGCCGGATCATAAGAAGGGATGTTACACCAGTTGAAGTTAAATTCAGTAAGATTCTTCCATTCAGAGAATCTTCTCCAATTAGAATCAGGATTATCAGCGAAATTAAAAACATTGTTACATCCGAAATACCTCAGATTTTTCATATTTAAAAAACCTTCCGGCCAATTGTCCCAAACACCAGGATGAGAAAAAGCCCCCATCTGTATATTACGAAGATTAACGCTCTTACTTATCCTGTCATATGGGATATCTCCATTTTTTAAAACGGATCTAACCACAGCAAAATAAGTTATATCAGGAAGATTAGTTATAGGGAACTCATGAAGGACAATACCATCCATATTAAATTCCCCATTAATTACGTTAGAGAACCTCATCGTAACCTCCCTACGCCTGATATCGCTATACTTATGTGGGGGAACCGGTATGTATTGTGAGCCATCCTCTTTCTTATACCACCATACTGTATCATCCGGATTCTTCTTATACTCAATGTCAAGAGACCTGAATACAATCCTATAACTACCATCAGATACCTTAACTAAAGGATATTGATCCTTTGTCCCGTCTCCCCAATCAACGTCCACGAATCCTGGCTTTCTTGTCGAGAACCTAAGACTGCGATTAAAAGCATCCGCTGATATTATCGGATCGGGTATATAATCAGCGCCCTTACCATCATAACAAGGGAACCTATCCTCATTCACTATAAACGTGACATAGGACGCTACCGTGTCGTATCCTGCTAAAAAAGCCATACCATTAATTTATTGAGGTTATATCATAAGATACCCATTCCTTATACCCGTTAACCATCTCATATACCTTGTTGATGGTCTTGCATACGACAGCGAACCCAATATCCACGTTAGGGAACTTCTCGTTAAGCTCATCTATTGTAAGCTCCTTGGTTATGCTCTCATCCCACTTACGCATCTCCTTTACCTCCATAAGGGTCGGTTTACCGGTTATGCCTACACTCATGACCCACTCACCCTCACGATTGGCATCCGCCAGATCGGGGAAGATCGTAACGCCAAAAAGATCGGAAAGGGTGAAGTTCTCGCCGGTACGGGTAAAGGATGCCGCCGCCCCCGGTGTAAGAACCACCTCGTTCACGGCCAACAGGCTCGTAAGTTTCTTGGCTCCTCCTGATACCGTGGCGTTAAACACGACAGTAACATTACCGGTAGCGCTATTAACGAACTTGATCTCATCCTTATCGCTATTTATAGCCTGTAACCTAGACCCAGATACGATATTTACAATCTCATAATTCTTGTCGTAAGTGCTCTGTAGCGTCACATTACCGTATTTAGTATCGATAAGGGTAATCCACTTAGCCTTACCACCTACTATCTCTACAAGCTTATAAAACACATTATTCCCGTCAGCGTCAATCCACCTAGCTATAGCTCCCGGAGCGAAATTAGTTACCTCCCGATCTTGGGTATAACTTATAGTGCTTTCCGTAGGCTTATTAGCTAAAGTAATATAAAGACATTGCTCTACGTCAGCCTCCATCTTGACTATCCCAGCTCCATCGTAATAATAATCAGGCACGTTTTTCTCTCGTATCAACAGGATGGTACCTTCCTTAAGCTTGTCGGCATTGGTAGGATCATCCACGAAAGACTTCATCTGGATATAAGTATCGAAGATAATAGACGTACTCTTATCCTCTATCTTCTGATTGATATCATTGACAATATTATTAATCTCGTCTTTCGTATAATAAGGAGATAAATCAACCTTCGGACCTTCCTGCTCTAGAGCTTGATTCCCATCCCACCAATAATCAGGGACATCCGACTCGCGAATCCAAAAGCTATCGCCAATACGGAGCTTAGCCGTGTTCTCCTGAACCGCCAGCCACTCATTCATGGCATCGACCGTATCAAAGATATACGCCGTGTTCTTGCCCTCGGCTATACGTCTTACGACAGCCAACTCGCTCTCGACATCGCTAAGTCTTTCCTTTATATTATTGATCTCCCGCTCCAGCTTATCATAATTATCCTCCTGATCTATAGCGTCACCGATGGACATATAAACCTCGTTAGTGAGCTTATTATAGGTAACACGAGCCACCTTCTCGTAGGATGTCTTATACGTAGATGAACCCTTACTAGTATGACAAACAAAATCATACGTATTTTGATACACCACAGATCCACCGGTATTGATGAAATTATATCCATCTTGGCTCATCGTACCTCCCTTGTATCCAACAAGTCCAAAAGAACATTTACCCGTACCTTTAGATCCAAACCATGTAGCGTAGGCCATGAAATACGTCTCTTCAGGTAGGATATCATAATATTTAGCCCTTAAATCCTTCACCGACATCCAAACACATTCCTTACCAGAACCAGTATTATCACCACCCCATTTAAGAACTTCTCTAACAGAGCTATCTCCATTTCCGGGGCCAGACCAACCTACAGCAAGATTATCTATGGTGGGAACATTAGAATTAAGGGCTTCCGTCATCGTGTCCAAGTCCCTTCCGGAACTTGATTCCCATAAATATCTGAACGTCACAAAATCAACATCCCCGATCTTAATGCCTCCAGTATTACTAGGATATGTTTTTGTGACTAACTCATAATACCATTTACCATCACGGAAAGTAGTCCTTATCCTCTCTACTTGCTTGGGGGATATAGAGACATATGATCCGCCAACGGAAACGTTATCGCCATCAACCGCACGGGAAGTCCCATCCTTTGGACCCTCAGGATCTACGGGGGTGTAGATCGTAGCCTGCTTATCTCCGGTGTTGATAATAACTATATAATAGCTATCCCCGTCAAGACCCTCGTCATGAGCCATGGTGACAAAACCTTGCTCGCTATCCGGCCTCCATTCAACGACAACCATATGCTTATCCATAGGTATATCAGAAACGCTGTTAACGTAGTTGGTTGACGACATGAAAATAGCATGGTCATCATAAGCCTCATCCACACGCTGATGTTTCGTGGCCAGACCATCAAGACGTGATATCTCAATGGGGTCAATTACCTCGACCCCATTATAATCATACCACTTATATCCGATCATCGTATTCTCACGACGATATTTCCTTTTCCTTATGACCTCACCGCCGGCTAGGGCGTCAATCATATAATAATCATTACATACCTTAACCATGACCTTGATATTAACAGGTTTGACATAAACAAGCCACGATAGTAGCGCCAACAGGAATGGAGGTCAGTGTCGTACCTACAGGGTAGGTCTGGGAGGATGACTCCAGCACCATCACCGACATCCGCTCAACGACCATATTGTTATCCACCAACCTACTTCCCTCTACATAGAACCGGCCATCGGCTACCTCATAGCACTCTCGCACCGGGACCATATGTCTTTGGCTCTTATCCGCATAGTCACAGATCGTGACCTTAGCGCCATCAGGAATAGAGTTAAGCTCATCGCCAGCATGATAATCAGGGTGGTCGGAATACACGACGTATAACTTGGACTTAATATCCTGCAATGCCGGATTGACTGTCCTGAATCCCTTCAAATGTATCTTATGACCACCGATCTCATAACAATCATCCACGTCCATGATATTAAGATCACAACTGATAACCGTCCAGCCGTTAATAACCGTCTGCGTAGGGGTAGTATTGATAGGATGATCGGGATCGGTAGACTCAACGATCTTATAGTCGAAAGTCTTTACATCCAGATTTCCGTTCAACGACTCCTGTCTCCTGATCTTCACCGTACCCTTTCCGGTATCATAACAAGTCTCCGTGGTATCTATAAGCCGATCCATGTAATCCGGCTCCTCGCATTCGATACGAGTAAAATTAGATGGCAAAGAGATATATTGAACACCAATCTTGATATCATTATCCGTAGAACTCAATACATGATGATTATACGACCTAACATGATTTAAAGGGTTGATAACGTAAGTGGATTTAATTCTTACCGATCCTCCTGGAGTCGAGTAACATTCTATCGCACTTCTGGTAATACGATCATCCAATCTTTCTATAGCACACCTTTCACGGATAAAAACCGATGGGATGCTATTCATCCTATCTCCTAGACCATATCCGTTATCAGACGAGTCCACAATCTCCCAGAACTGGTTTCTTTTCCCAAGATCACCATCATAAGACACCACATGTCTCATACGTATGCTCCCGTTTGATGTCCTATAACATTCCTCGATATCAATAGGCATTCTGTCTTCCATATCCGTGAAATCACAAGACACCAAAGACCATCCGGTAGGCAGGGTGGATATCCGCTGTCCCGGGGTGAAACCGCCGTTATCCGAATCCAGTACCTCGTAGCGGACGTGGCGCTCGTTTGCCTTGGCATCATAAGACACGACTCTCCTTACCTTGACATTACCCTCACCGCTATCATAACATTCCACGAAAGACTCGATATCACGATCCTCCATATCCTCCATCTCGCACACCATGCGATCCCATCCTCCAGGTATGGCATTATATATCCTATCCACGAGAATATCGGGGTTCTCAGATCGTGTAACGACATAAACAGCGCCCCTTATATCTATATCTCCATCATAAGACGTTATTCTTAATACCTGTACACGACCTTTATCTGTATTATAGCATTCTTTCCTTGACTGAAGCATTCTATCCTCAAAGTCAACGAAATCACAAGGAGCCAAAGAGAATCCGTCTGGGAGGGTAGCTAGGGCGGCTCCTGGGACAAAGTCTGCGTTATCGGAGTCCACTACCTCGAAACGTGTGTATCTGGCCTTTATCTTGGAGTCATACGACACCATCCTTCGAAGTTTAACGTTTCCGCTACCGCTGTCATAACACTCTATATAGGATTTGATATCTCTCTCCTCCATATCGTCAAAATCACAGACTACCCTTATCCAAGTGTCTGGCAAGGAACTGAAGCTGGCGCCCTCAGGTTGTGACGGATCGGTAGTCTCCAGGACTTTATAACTCTTATCCCTAACTCCTATATTCCCGTCCCATGACGTAAGAACCTCCAGCTTCACCTTACCGGCCGGTGTCTTATAACATTCTATAGTTACCTCAATATCACGATCCTCCATATCCGTGAAGTCACAAACGACCTCAACCCAGTCATCGCTTATGCTGGTGATAAACTCACCTACCGGATTCTCAGGATCGGTACTTTGCTTGACGCGATACCATTCCTTTCTGGTACCCATCTCGTAATCAAATATCTTATACCCCTCTATCTGTACCCTTCCGTTCCCGGTATCAAAGCATTTAAGCACCGGTATTATCTCCCTTTGGGTCATGTCCGGAAAATCACATACTATACGCCTCCACGTATCAGGTATGGCATTATACTTCGTTCCAATAGGGTTACTATCGTCAGTAGTATTCACCACCTCATAATGAGACACCTCCGGGTTCAGGCGGGGATCAACCGACTCTACGCCCTCTATCTGAACCTTGCCTCCTTCCGTGGCATAACATTTACTTACGAATATCAACTCCCGATCGGTCATCTCCGCTATACTACAATCTATAGCCACCCACTCGGCAGGGATCTTATCCAATTCCGTGCCAATGGGAGTATCGATATCCGATGAGTTGATGATAAATATCTTCTCGGCCAATATCTCACCCTTATTATTCATATAGGTATGGATACGAGCCTCTACCTGACCTATCCTCCAGTGGGAAACAGTG